GCATGAGATCGTAGCGCTGAAGGACTTGCTACGGCGCGTTCGGTCGGAAATGGTAGCGGCGGTGACGCCTTCCGCCGCGCATTTCATCTGTCCAAATTGCCGCGCCGTCGAGCTTCGCAAGGCTCGTTGCGGGGTATGTGAGGGACGGGGGTTCGTCAGTACCGACTTTCCCGCTACGCCGTCGTACTCTTTTCCGGCCGTGGCGGCTTTTACCGTGCCGGACGAGCTTTAGGCCGCCCGACCCTTCGCCGTAAGCATGTCGTCGGTCAAACCGCGCAGCGAGTAAATGTAGCGGTAATTACACCGGCAAAATACTTCTTCGCCGGGCTGCGTGATCTCGTCCGTGTAGCCGACAGCGCCCGCCTTGCACAGCCCCTTCTCCTGCGCCCAGTTGCCCCGAATCAGGTAGATGTGGCCGTCGCGCTCCTTGTGGTCGGGCCGGGCGTCATAGCCGGGTTGCCGGTAATGGCTGTGCCATTGCGCCGCAATCGCGCCGCCGTCCGTCGCCACAATGTCGTTAATCGTGGCCAGGAGCTTATGCCCTTGGTCGATCGATACGCGCCGCTCCTCATACGATAGGCTCTTCAACGCCTTCTTGAGATCATCCTTCACCTCCAGTGTGTCAACCGCCTTGCTGCCTCCCGCCGGGATGCTGGTCGCCCACCCGCTGAAGCGCTGCAGGGTCTTTGCCATCGCCTGTTCGCGGTTCAATTTGACCAATTGGACGCTCGCCATGATGCGCCGGTCCAGCTCATTGCGCAGGCGCGGCGCAATCCGGTCAAGGGTGAACCGCGACACACCGGGGTGCATCTTGAGAACACCGCCGCGCTCGACGGCGCGCTTGAAAACGGTCGCCAGTGTGGTGGAGAGCATTTGTTGCAGCGTGCGTTCGGGAATAAAGAAAGACGCGCGCGCGGCCGTCTCGATGCGCTCGATCCAGCCGTCGATACGCGCTTGGCTGTCAAAGCCGTTTGCTTCGATGTCGGCTATTGCGGCTTGAATGACTTGGTAGAAGTTACTTGACATGGTTGAATAATTCAACTAAAGTGAGCTCGATTAACCCAAACGGATTTTACCTATGTCAAACCAAGAACGTTTTAAATCAGTTCTAACGGACCAATACCGCGGACTGTTTAAGAAGCCTGAGTACGCTATTGCAGCTAAAAAGAACACGCCCGAAGAATCTGCCGCAAGGATGGTTGACTCACTAGCCGCTGGGTCTGCCTCCAAAAGCGGCACGGGCATCCAGGCGACATTGAAAATTCTCGGCATCAAAAACACGTACAAGGCTATTTCGGAATACCTCCGCGCGAGTTAGCCCTTCTTTTCGGGGGGTTCGCCCCCTGCTTCCGGTTCCGGTGGCACATACGCTTCGAGCGCTTCCAGATCCAGCTCAAGCGGCGACGTGAAGAGAGACCGCAAGTCGTTAAAATTGTCCGCCGCCCAGCCTATCAGAATCGCCTTGTTCTCCGGGTCCATCGACGGCATAAGCGCCGCGAGCAGTCCGGTGATCGAGTCCAGTTTGACCTTGTCCGATTTAGACTTCTCGCTCTCCGGCTCTTTTAGCGTGCTGGGCCACGTCGCCTTGAACGAATTGCGCCATGCCGTAAACGCTTCTTCATACGACACGTCGCCGTAAATGTCGGGGAATTGCGCTTGCATCGTAGCGAAGAAGGCCAGCGACCAGGCCCGGTACATGACGATCGGCTCGAAGAACTCATAGAGGGGCCGTAGCCACATTCTAATCCGGTCAATGTACAGTGCTTCCTTCTTCGCGTCTTCCGACCCCTCGCCGAACCCTTCCGCCAACGTCTCCTCGGTCAGCATGCGCGCCGGCATGTCGTCGGCCGCCGCGATGTTCTCCAGGATGTTCTTGCGTGGCGTGGTCAGCGCCATCTCGATATTTGTCATGTCCAGCGTCTCGATTGACTCTTCGATGCTGATGGACAGTACATTATTCGTCTGCGCCTCCTGCAACAGCGCCCGTTTCAATCCGGCGGCTTTCTGCATCAAATTGTTGACAATTGACCCGGCCGGCTTCATTTTCGCAACGATAACGCCCGCTTTCGTAACGACCATGTCATCCGTGATCATCGTGCGAATGAACGACTTGAGCGGGTAGAGCGCGCGTTGATAAACGCTTCGGCCGACGAAGCCGAAGCCCGACGAGGTATAGCTGATGTAGATCGGCTTCTCGTTCATGACCGTGACCGAGCGGGAGCGATGGTACGGCTTGCCGGCCACCGCGATGGCCGCGTGCTTTTGGAAGTCGGGAGAGTTCGGATCCTGGTTAAGAACCAGCGAACCCGACGTGTTCAACGGGTCCAGGTCATTGAAATAGATTTTCAGGCCCGGCAGGTCGGTCGGCTCAATCGGCTTGTTCGTGTCGACGCCGGGCGCGCCGTAGACGCACGAGGCGATGCCGTAGACGCGCGCGAGGGTGCCGACGTTCATAATGTGGCCGTCCACGTCCAGCGCCTCCCATTCGGCGATAAACGCGTCCCGCACCGCATCGCCCGGCGCCGCCGATACCGTGATCTCGCGCGAGTCGGACATGGCAATGCGCAAGGGCTTTTGCGCCATTTTCAGGCCGTAGGGGTGCCATTCGTAGATCGTCTTGCAAAGCTGATAGCTCGCCGGGTCGCCCGCCTGCAATCCCTCGCACATGAGGAATTCTTGCAGCGGATTGCTCAGTACGGAGCCGTCGAAGGTCAGTGAGGCCATGCTAGTACGTCACCGCCGCGATAAACGCCGTTGCGTACTGGACGCCGGGCGGCTGGTACTGCGCAAATGCGAACAACGGGAGGAGTGCGGCGAGCAATAGGAGACGCTTCAGCATGCTAGGCTCCCGTCACTGCAAAAGTGGTGCCCGCCGCCGAGCCGATGCCGTAGAGCGCGTTCGCAATGCCGTATGGGTAGGTCAGCGCGCCGCCCGCCGCGATGGCAAAGTCCGTCGTCAGCGCTGGATTGTTGAACGAGATATAGAGCGTGTTACCGTTCGTGCTGGTATTCTGCACCGTCATCGACGACCTGAACGTGGCCGCCGCTACGATGAGTGCGCTCGATGCGCCCACGGTGCCCGACTCGCTTATCCCGGTATGCCCGCTACCGACCGGCGCAGGCGCACTCCAAACCGGAATCGCCCCCGCCGCCTGGTTCTGCGCATTCGGAAAATCGGAATTACTCATAAAATGCTCCAGCGTCTCACGACGTTAAGAGGTTAAAATCCGTCCGCGCCGCCCAACCCGATGATAACGCCGTAGGCGAACGCGTCGAAAAGGTCATCCGCGCGCTTGGCCGCATCCTTGTCGCCTAAGCGGTAGCCGGTGACCTGACTCATGAGGTGGTTGCGCGTTTGCCCTTTATACTCCGCAACTTTATCATACGCAAGCCCGGAAATCTTGACTTCGCCGCGATAAACCGGCCCGGACGCATTCACCGCGCGTCCGTCCTTGCCCACTGCGGTGATATCGCCGGCGATAGGCTGTGCCGGCCAACCCATGCGCGCCGAGTGCTGATTGAGCGTGATGCCCGACGCCTTGTCCTCAATGAACGCACCTATCGAGCCGTTACGCGCCTTACATTCCTTCGCCAATTGCTCCAGGCGGCCAAACACATTCGGTAGCCACGTGGTTAACAGGTCGGAATTGATCTGCGCGATCTCCCAATCGAGAATCGTCAGCGGGTGGCCGAAATGCTTGGACAGGCCGAAATAAACCACCGCTGTGCCGTCGTTGCCGCTGCCATCCTTCATGGCGCTGTCCACCACCGCGAACACGCAATCGCAATTCATCGGGTACGGCACGCCGGCGCCATTGACGGTCAACGAGTCGGCGCTGAAGAATGCAACGCCCGACCAGTCCACAAACTCTGCGAGGAACTCTTGTTTAAATACTAACGGATGGTTGTTAAGACGTTCCTTCTCCAGCTCGTCGGCGGGGACGTAAGGGTTGTTCGACGTCGGGGCGTAAAACTCTTTGAAGCCCAGTTTTGGATCGTTGCAGAGCGCCCAGAAAAAGTTTTCCGGGTCGTCGCCGTTCGGCGTGCTGTAGACCCAGACCGAGCCGCGCGTCGTCAACAGCGTGGGCTTGATCGACTTTTGCCAGATATTGAGCATCTGACCATTTTTGGTGAAAGCCGCTTCGTCGATCAGCACCAGGTCATATTCGCGTCCGCGTCCGGCCAGCTCGTTATCGTTCAAAACCCAAAAATCCAACTTGCCGACGGCGCGGTTAAACCGGGTACGGATCCGGCCGCCCTGCTTGTCGATTGAGTCCTTGATCGGGTAAAGCGCCTCGCGCAGGTCGTCAAACGGCTCCGAGAGCTGTTTAAACTCGGGGGCGAAGATGCCGACGCTCTTACCCTGCGTGACGGCATTGGCGGCCTTAATCACGAGGTCTTTGGTCTTGCCCCAGCGGCGGCCGCATCGCACGACGTTGAGCCGGGTACGCGCGCGCCAGGCGGCTATTTGACCCGCGTGCGGGGTCGGCAGGTAGATATCGGGCATTGCGTCATCCAGCGCCTCACGGCGTTAAGAGGTTCAATCGACGGGGAATCCCCCATGTATTTTTAAGTCGCCGTCGCCGGGCTTTGTCTCTTCCAGCACGGGGCGGTCGCCGTAGTCACGCGGGGCGATGGCTTTCGCGCGCCATCTATAGTGGTGCGCGATCTCACGAGCCTTCTCCAATTCAAACTTGTTGGTCGCCTCGGCGATGCCCTTTTCGGCCAGCTCGTCCCATGCCGCCGCCGCCTTAATTCTTGCGACTCGGGCGCGCGCGGATCGCTCCGGGTCACTCTCGATCCACCGCAAAAGTGACGAGCGCGAAATGCTATATGCCTCGGCGATACGGATATAGGTGTTCCCGTCGAGCAGGAGATCACACACCAGATCGATGCCGCCGACGTCTAACAATTCGTGGGGTTTGCGTTGCATAGTAGCCACATCATAGGACATTCGTAGCGTTTGGGCAATAAGCGGCAGACGGCAGACGGCACACGGCAGAGGCTTTTCTATACCGGGCTACCCTGTATTATTTACAGTTTTATTTTATATATTATATTTGTTTAAAAACTCTTGCGCATAAATAAAATGTATATATAATTAATCCTACTGACGCCGGTATGGAAAAGCCTCTGCCGTC